CTTTTTCAAAGAATAAACAATTAAAAAAAATGGATATAATACGTCTTTCAAATTTGGACACAAATATCGAAAAGCAAAGTGAAAATATTTATGAATTTGTATTGCTAGATTTTTGTAAAAATATTTTTTTATGTGAAAAAACACAAGATGTATTAAAGAAAACAAATAACAAGATTACAATACATCCTATAAGTTTTTATATATATAATCTCGTTAAATTGCATAAAATATACTGTTCGGGTAGTGTAGTTACCAATAAGTGGGTAATACAATTTATAACGCATGTTATCGATAAATACATAAAAAATAAAAATCATATGAACAAACTAATTACAGAAATATTTTATAATTCACAAGAATATATAGAAAAAAATTCGTTCATATTAAAATACGAAAATAAGACACTTTATGATCACCAAAAACAATTATTCGGGTTATTTAATGAAAAAACAAATGATCAGAATGAAACAAACCCGTCCTCATCTAGACTTGTTTTTTATACTGCCCCTACTGGTACTGGTAAAACACTTTCACCACTAGGTCTTTCAAATAAATATAAAATCATATATATTTGCGCATCAAGACATATAGGTTTGGCATTTGCAAGAAATGCTATTTCTATTAATAAGAGAGTAGCGTTTGCGTTTGGATGTGAAACTGCTAGTGACATTCGTCTTCATTACTTTTCAGCAAAAGACTACGAAATAAATAATAAATCAGGAGGAATTTATAAGGTTGACAATTCGAATGGTGAACGTGTTGAAATAATGATTTGTGATTTAGCGTCTTATTTGGTAGCAATGTATTATATGTTATCATTTAATAATGAAAGGGAATGTATCATGTATTGGGATGAACCGACAATTTTAATGGATGTTACTAGACCTCATCCGTTGCATGAAACTATCCACCAAATATGGAAGAATAACACGATATCAAATATAGTTCTTTCATGCGCAACACTTCCAACTGAAAATGAATTACTAGATGTAATAGAGGATTTTAGTATGAAATTCGATTTTGTTAAAATACATACAATTAATAGTTATGAATGTAAAAAGACGTTGTCTTTAATTAATAAAGATAAGTATACGGTTTTACCTCATCTTTTCTTTAAAGATCATAATGACATTATATCATGTGTTAATAATTGTCGTAAAAATCGATCCATATTACGTTACTTTGATTTAAAAGAAATAATACGGTTTATTGTATTATTATTAAAATCAAACGATAATATATTAACTCCATTATTGGATATACATACATATTTTCGAACAATAGAAGAAATTACAATGAATGAAATTAAACTCTATTATTTAACAATTCTTTCGGAAATACCTAAAGATAAATGGTCTAAAATATATGAAATGGCAAAGAAAACCCAAACAGTTTATTGGAATGAAAAAAAAGTAACAAGTAATAATGAAAATTTAAAAAAATTCAAAAGTTTGGACGGGAAATATGAAGATTGTAAAGAAAATACGATAACTCGTATGTCTAGTCTTCAATCTGTGTTTGTTTTACCAAATACAAACAGTTCAATAAACGCATCCTCTCATTCCTCTTTACCCATCTCATCAACCGAGGGAATTCAATTAACAACATCGGATGCCCATACACTTACGGATGGTGTTTCTATTTTTTTTGCTGAAGATGTTGAAAAAATAGGTAGATTTTTAATTCATCAAAGTAAAATACCGGAAACGGTAATTTTGAACATTACAAATAAAATATTGCTAAATCAAAAGAAAAATGAACAAATAAAAAATATTTCAAATTTAATAAACGACAAGATTGGAAAAGACAATGAAAAAGAACGAAAAATGGAAAAGGATAATTTTACACCAGAAGTAAAAAGAATGATGAATTTACTAGAAAGTTTAAAATCGGAAATTCATTCAATTTCATTGGAACAGCGTTATATACCTAATACTCATCAACACCAAGTAATTTGGTGGGATGCTGAAAATATGGTGACTAATGCATTTGTTCCGAACATTGATCAATGTTCGGCGGAAGAAGTATTGGGATTGGATGTAAATACTCAAATGAAGCTGTTGTTATTAATGGGTATAGGTGTTTTTTCAAATGAATCAAATAGTAAATATATGGAAATAATGAAGAGACTTGTTTATGAAGAACGACTATATTTAATTATCGCCAATTGTAATTTTATTTATGGAATAAATTATCAAATGTGTCACGCATTTTTTGGTAAAGATTTAAAAGAAATGACTCAACAAAAAATCATCCAAGCAATCGGGCGTATCGGAAGGGGAAATATTCAACAAGAATACACCATACGTATTCGTGATGATGATATATTTAACCGATTGTTTTTACCACAAGAACGAAATGTAGAAGCCGAAAATATGTGTCGTCTTTTTCATTCTAAATAAAAATGAAAATTTAATAATTTAATGAAACACTTTGCAACAATTTTCAACCACCAAATATGTAATGTTAGATATGTTATATTTAACATTACATTGTAATACAATATCAATAAAAAGAAAAATATTTATTATTTACACCATTAAAGATTTAAAATGGCACATGTTTAAGAAGAAGTATTAGATTGGAGTGTGGATATTTAGTTTATTCTATAAATGTCTTTATCAAATTCATAATAAATATATCGTTATCTTTATTGTTATATTCATTAAATATACACAAAGAAGAAAAATCAATATGTCTTTTCATATTTTTAGTAAATTGGTTTATACTTTTATTTATCCTTTTTACGGTTAACGATTTTAGTATGTATTTTGGTAGTTCATAAATTGGTCGTTGGTTTTGTTCTTTTTTGTTTATAAAAAGTGAAAAATAAAACATTAAACCTTTAATATTCATTTTCTACAAAATCTAAATAAGTATATATACTATAAATGAAGTCTTTACGTTTTACTAGTCATATATTTGATATATTTACTATACCTTTCTTTGCTCTTTTATTCTTTTATTTTTATGAAATTAAAAATAAAACGCCGATCGAATGGATATTATATGTATTTAGTATAATAGGTGGGATAGGATATACTATTTTTACTATTTTGTTTGTAAAAAGACATGGTTTTGTTAAAATGTAATCATGGTCACGTGTTTAGTAAAATTCAGTTCAAACACTGGTGTCAATGTTTATTTATTTTTATGAATGGCATATATTTTAGATGTACTTTATTCTCTCAAAAAAATAATTAAATGCACAACCAAATATTTTATGTCTTAGCATAGGGTTGTCTAGAGTTTCGTAAGGTTGTTTTTTGTAATATGATTTACTGATTTTTTAACAAATCATATTATTAGTAAACCCTAATAATACCAAGAATGGTCGATACAATAAATGTAATTGAAATATATAAATCATATTTTAGCAACAATGGTAATTCAATATTTATGTGACTTTTTCGGTTCTGCAATATTAGTTTTTATAATTTTATCAACACAAAACCCACTAATTATTGGTCTTTCTGTGGCTCTTATATTGTTAATTATACAAAGATTCAGTAAAGGGTATTTAAACCCGGTTGTAACCATTTCTCAAGCAGTGTTGGGTCAAATACCAATGAACGAGGTGTTCCCCTATATTTTGGCACAATTACTAGGGGCATTGTTCACGGTTGAGATCTATAAAAGAATTCATATAAATTAAACTGTATTCGTTACAAACGAGGGGTTCGACAACCAATGGTTCTTTCAAAATAAAGTGTTTTATAACTATACCGCGGTTGGTTTCAAATATTTGATTTTTTTATAAAAAATTTGGAGGAAGAAAATGGTAACCCACTGACAATGAGTAAAATTTAACAGTTATTCATTCCAGAGAGTTTCATATATTATGAAATATTGTATGTTATATAGAATATTTGAAACCAGTGACATTCTAATAAATATCATTGTATTTTTAAAGAAATGTTTACCGACGGATCCGTCGGTTGGAACAATCAAGGGTTAATAGTTATTTTAATACGACCTATTTGTTATAGGCAACCAACATGAACCATTCATTTCATTTGGTACAAATGGTTTATCATACAATAGATCTTTTTCTATTAATCGTGTATCAATATTCCACGCAAATTCTCTTTCAATATTATTCTGTGGATTTATAAATAATTCTTCAAACCTATTAATTTCCAAATCTCTAAAAATAAATGCAGGTAAAACTGACCTTGATTCGTCGGTTGTCATTTTAGAATTATTTTCGTAGGTTGGTTTATTAATAGATGTAAATTTTAAATATTCATCTTTATTTACATAGTCACGTGACAAAGGGTGTGTATAACCCAACATTTCATTTTCTATATCAATACGATTTTTATATTTATTTCCATCCCAGTTTTGAATTCTAATATGGGGATCCTCCATATATTCTTGTTGATTATTCCATTTAGGTGTATCGATAGCGTATCTTCCGCTATTTGTAAAAATTTCCATTTCTTTATGGATTCGTTCAATATCATTTCGTATTCTGGTTGAAGACATTATGTATAATATATATATTATTTTATGCCCTTCTCCATTCATGCATCTTCAAATTCATAAACAGCTTTCAACATTTCGACTAATTCCTTTATTGTATTTTTTAGTTCCTTAATATCATTTTTCATTTCAGCAACATCGTTCTTCATTAGTTGAGTATATTTTTTGTTATTCTTTTGATTGCTGTTTTGTCTTTTTTCGATAGTTTGTTCAATACATTCAATGTTCAATTTTGTTTCTTCGACTATTTTTTCTATAGAAACATTTTTTAAATACATTTTGTAAGCGATTTCTCGACGTCGTGAGTTAATACCTCCTATTGTTCTATTATGGTCTTTTGCAATTATTTCAATATCTGTATCTTTATTCAACTCTTCTAACAACAAAAGTTCTTCTTCTGTGGTCCATTTTTGACCTATATTAGAAGGATATTCTTTATCTGGATTTTTTATTTTTAACCCTTTTAGTATATAACTTTCCATTTTATTAGGTTGAATAAAATATTTTTAACCATTATTCGTTCCAATTGACATATTTGTCAATAACATTTCTTTCGATAGTATAATACTCTTGATTCAAATATTTTATATATAGTAAAATATTTGATAATTTGTAAAACCCTTTAATCGAATAAGGGTTAAACTATATTGATAATATAACATCAATCGATTACAAATAATAATATGATTTATGTGTATATTTACTTTCATTATTAACAGTTGTTTGTTATAAAAAAATAAATATTAGACCATGTACGAAGTAAAGTATATCCAACATCTATAATATCCTATTATACGCCGACTTGAAAATCAAATATTATGATACAAATATAAATCAAAATAATTGTATAATAATATATAAATAAAATATAAATGGAAATTTTTGCACCAGCAATTATTGGATTAGGATACTTATACATAATATCTAATCAATCTAAGAAATCGGATTTTTCAAAAAAAGAGTTGGAAGGATTTAAAAATGATGGAAATAATCTTCCTAATATAGACATTCCTGATCGTAATTACCCAGATGAAACGGTATCTAATCTAGAACAAGATATTACAAATAGTCTTTCTATAAATAATAAATTTGACTCTGGAAAAAAAGGAGTGTATACAGACAAGTTTTTTAATCAAAACACTAATTATCAAAGAACTGCCCCGACGACTGAACAAGAATCAACAAGATATGTAGCTTTAAGTGGACAATCCGTAGATATAGATTACTACCGACATAATAATATGCAACCATTTTTTGGGAGTAAATCGCATACAGGTGGTAATATTAATGCAACCGAATCAACTTTAGATAATTATCAAGGGAGTGGATCACAGCATATATCAAAAAAAGAAATATCTCCAATGTTTGAACCTGGAACTAATCTTCAGTATACATTTGGAACTCCCAACCAATCTGATTTTATTCAATCACGTATGAATCCTTCTATGAAAATGACAGGAGTAAAACCGTTTGATGATATCAAGGTAGGGCCTGGTATTGGTTTGGGTTATAGTGATCAAGGAGTAGGTGGATATAATAGTGGT